AAAACCTAATCGAAGAGGCGGGAGATGTATTAGCAACTATGTATCTTCTAGAGGCACACAACTTGTTTACTCATGAAGAAGTAATAGAACGAGCCAAAGAAAAATTAATCGTTTTACAGAAGCGAGAAGAAGATAATTCTTGACATACACTCCCTAATTTGATATAATACTATTTCAAATTTAAGAGAGTAAGTTATGAATTTATTTTACCTAGACAAAAATTTTGACAAATGTGCAGAGTATCACGTAGATAAGCACATTGTCAAGATGCCTTTAGAAGTTGCACAGCTATTGTGCACGGCTATCTGGGTAGACAAACACCTCGGCTTTGTCCCTCGCGCTCTCAATAAAGTAGAGCGGGACTTGCTGAACGATCTCAAGAAAGAGATCAAACATCTCCCTCCAAAGGATAGACCCCTCACCCCATATCTCCCAATGATGTATAATCATCCTTGCACGATATGGGTGAGGTCAAGTCTTGATAACTTCGAGTGGACTCATTGCTATGGCAATGCTCTCAATGAAGAGTATTGTTACCGTTATGGCAAACGCCATAAATCAGTAGAAGAAGTCATCAACATACTACCAGAGCCAGAGAATATGGAACGTAAAGGTTTTACTACGTTCGGCCTAGCTATGCCTGATGACTTAAAAGACTACGACAACCCTATACAATCTTATCGCGACTACTACCATCTAGATAAAGCTACATTTGCTGCATGGACTGGTAGAGATAAACCAGACTGGTGGAGCGAAGATTACGCAGATTACGAGAAGAGGATTACAGCCAATGGATAAGTGTAAATATTGTGGCGATGATATGATGGGAGACGGGTATAAACTACCCTTTCACTGTATCAATGCTTTAGAAGAAGACTGGTGGTACTCCGCTCCTGACGAAGGCCCACACTATTGCAACTTTGTAGACGAGGACACAACTGAATGAACATAAATGACTACGTTGAAAATGTAACAAGAGTAGAATTGATTGATGGAAGCGGCAGAGTATACGTTAATAAGAATGTAGCCGACGTAATACTATCACTTCAGGATAGTAAAAGAACACTAAAGATTTTTGTAGGGGATGCTAAAGATGAAAGTTAAAATTGGTAAGTACCCTACTTGGAGATGGTATAGCAACTATCTTTATAATTGGTTCGGGTACTCCCCAGAACCAACAATAAAAGTCAAGATAGATAAGTACGATACGTGGAGTATGGACACTACACTAGCTCATATCGTTATTCCTATGTTGAAACAGCTTAGAGATACAAAACATGGAGTACCTTTGGTAGACGACGAAGACGTAGGTTTGTTTTTTGAGGGTAATAACGAGGAGAAGTGGGAGTGGATCATGTCTGAGATGCTCTTTGCCTTTGAGTCTAAACTAAATAATTGGGAAGATAAGTACTCTAGTGGTGAGATCAAACATGATAGTATCCCAGTTATAGGTAAAGATGGAACTGAGATTGGAATCACTTGGGAAAAGGCTGAAGGTCATACTTATAAGTTAGATCTTGAAGGTTTAAAAGTAGAACAGTGCCGTATTGCAAACGGCTTTCGCCTGTTCGGTAAATATTATGAGGCTTTGTGGGACTGATGATAACCTATAGCACAAATTGGATGGGCCCAGTCTCCACTCGTTGGTACGAAGATAGAAGGGTTCCGTTTGAGTGGAGAGAAACTTCAGGTAAGATTTTTGAAAAGATGCAATACAAACACTACCTAGAGTCATACTCTTGTGGCCGCATAGATATATATGGATTGGATGAACAGGAACACTGGTGTGGTAGAGGCGAGTACAGTGTTGCCCCAATGAGAACTGAAGATTGGAACGAGCTAAGTGACTATCTAGATAAGTTGGAGTCGACAGTTCTCTTAACATACAGAGAACTGATCAGTGATTTTGAAAAAGAATATGGTCGAGGAATACGGTGGAGTATAGAAGATGATCACTGATCGAGATATAGCCTTAAAGTATATAATGACACTCTACGGTGTAACGGAGAAAGAAGCAGAGTTGTCTCATAAAGATGAGCTGAAAGAAGCTATCAGACTTCAAAAAATTGGATTGATGCCTTGGATTGTAAAAGATAATAAACCTGAGCCTGATTGGACAGACGACGAGTTCTATGAGGGCGCTTGGAGTTGGGTAGACGAGTGTGAAGTTGATGAGGAAGATAAAGATGACGCATCCTGATAGTTGGGTCGTACTGAAGATAACCACAGAGACTGATGTCATCTACAAAGTCTTAGCAGGATGGAGTGGTGGTTATCTTTATGGTGATTCTTGGCGATTGAATAGCGGTATCAACATAGTATTTGAACGAAAAGATCAAGTAGACTTCTATGGTAATAGTGGATCATTGTATGTTTGTCAAAAAGGAGCATACGGACTAAGAATGGCCACAGCAGGAATCTACAATGATATAGTATCACGCTTTGGCGACAAAGTGGAGATGATGCCTGAAGACACAGATTGGAAAAATTTATTATGACAGATCCTAAAGATAAGAAGATGACTCTTGTAGAAGCGTTAGTCGCAACACCTAACCTTTCGTCAGCACTATATATTCTGTATTGGAATTTAGATTTGAATGCTAAGGCACTGCGTGAGTTAGGAGACTTGAGATTGCTGGTTCAAAAAGAAGAAGATCGCACACTTGCACAGTATGAGAACACACTCTCACCAAATTGCTCACGACACTGTGAAATTAAGAAGCTATGTGTTTGTGGTGAAGTATTTACTCAACGCCATTATGATCATATGGCAAAAGAATGGGAAAAGGAGAAGATAAAGAATGACAATGCCTGATGAAAGAAGAAATGCCGTAAACAGAACTAGAAAGTTTTTAATTGGGTTACTGCGTGATGAAGGCGCCCCCCAAAACGTAAGAGATGAAGCAGGTCGATGTCTTAGACACTACCCAGGTCAGTATCATATGGATCTAGCCAAAGAGCAAGCACCTGATCTGTTTGGAGATTGGGATGACTTCTACGCCAAAGAGGAAAGACAATGAAGAATAGATATGGTGACGAATGGCACTGGGAAAAGATTGCCACAAATCAATATAAGTTCCATATGAGCGGTGATAATATGAAATACTGTCGTTGCGCAGGAAAATTAAGTCAGTCTAAAATAGATATGCAAGACTTGGGTATGTTTGATCCAAGTGGTGGCCCTTATATTTCGTGTCGTGATGGTGATGAATATCCAGGTACGATGATTGAAGGAAAAGAGATTATACACATCGGACATCACGATGAACACTTTGTAGCAACGGTAGAGGCGAAAGAAGATGCCTAGGATTAAAAAGAAAGAGCACGAAAAGTTATCTACTAGCAATATACAGCATGTTGCTGACCTGCTTGCTGCAGATAAACCTATAACAAAGAAAGAGGCTTGTGCCATACTAGCTATCTCGTATAACACTACTCGCTTAGCAAAAATACTAAACGACCATGCAGAGAACCTAGCGTACAAAGAAAAACGTAAGAGTATGAACAAAGGTAAAGCCGCAGCCCCTTATGAGATTAAAGAGGCTACTATGTTGTACCTCAAGGGTGAGAATATTACTAACATTGCAAAAGGTCTTTACCGCTCTGCGGGGTTTGTAAAAACCATCTTAGATAAACTAGGCGTACCTACAAAGCCGTCTAGTGCAGAGGAAAGAGTGGAGGTAGCATATCTACCAGAGAATTGTGTAGCTGATACTTTTGAGAAAGGTGAGCTTGCATGGTCGGCAAGGTATCATTCAATTGTAGAAGTGCAAGAAGAACAGAGCTCTTCCCACATAGAAAGTAAAAAGGGTCTAGGCGAGTGTGACTATGAAAGCAAGTATGACTCGAAGTGCTACTCTATCTACGTTAAAGAACAAACAGAGAATGACTTTAATATTGATGGCGGTTATTACGCCTACTCTTTAGCCTACGATCTAGGTAAGCTAGAACATCTTAAAGAACATGGTATTAAGCTTGAAGCAATTTAAAAAAAGTTCTTGACAATTACGTTTAAAATACTCTATAATATCATTTCAAAATTTGAGAAAGGAAATAAAAATTGGGAGACCGATTTTACAACCAACAACTTAACCGTCTGGGTACTTGCCCAGGCTACAATAACCCAAACAAAAGGAATAGAAAAATGCCTTGGACTGATGAATCTAAAGCTGAAGCAGTAGAGTTATACGAAGCTGCCAACCCCACCCCAGAAACTAGCATGGAAATCGTAAAAGAAATCGCCGATGATCTTGGTGAGTCGCCTAATGGTGTCCGTATGATTCTTACTAAAGCTGGTGTCTATGTTAAGAAAACTCCTGCTGCAAAAGCATCTGGTGGCGCTTCTACTGGAGGCACTCGTGTCTCTAAACAAGCTGCTCAAGACGCTCTTACTGCCGCCATCACTGATGCTGGACAAGAAGTTGACGAAGACGTAGTAAGTAAATTGACTGGTAAAGCAGCTCAGTACTTCACAAAAGTATTAACAGCTAATGCCGACTAAATAATTTACTAATATCCCCTTGGGGATAGTAACACGGCCTCCGCCTCTAGAGCTTAGCTCCACGCGGGGGCTCTTTTACATTCACAGAAATGACCTAAGAGTATGCACATAGTAATTATTGTTGCCCAATGCTACCAAAGGAGCTCAAGTGAAAAAGCAAGAATTAAAAGATAAAGTCACACAATATGGTGATGCAGTAATTACTTATAGAAGTGAAAACTCAAATAAGTTAAAGTATAATGTATGTACTCTAGACTTCTCTACGCCTTATATTCAAGGTAAAAAGAACAGAGCAAAAGAAACAGACAGTAATTTGTTGTTCTTTTGTTGGGATACCGACTCATACCGACTGCTAAAACCAGAAAGTGTAACCACCGTAGTACCCCTATCAGCTGTACTTAAAAACGAGACGTAGTATGGAACTCCATGAAGCACCTGAAATGTATGAGAGAATCATACACCTTGACGCTATTAAGCAAACACAAGTCAGGTTAACCGTAAGTACCTTTCGTGGAATAGAATACCTTAGTTTAAGAAAATACTATATGGACTTTGAAGAGGAATGGCAGCCTTCCAAAGAAGGAATAACTATGCCTATAGACTTCATAAACTCTAGGGAGCTCTTCATAGGGCTTACCGAGATACTATCCCTAGCCGAATCAAAGGAAGTTATCATGGAATACTTTGGTGATTTGCTAGCAGATATGTATAAATAGTTCTTGACTTTTCCTTATTTTTTAAGTATAATACTTATCTAAATTAATGAAAGAGGCAAGTAATGAAGAAGTTCTTAGACAAAGCAGCACACGCTTATTTCGAAGGTAATCCTATCATCAGTGACGGTGAGTGGGACTTCTTGTCTCGTGTTTTTAACTACGATGATGTTGGTTATACTCCTACAGATGGCGTTCGTCATTTGTTCCAGATGTATTCTTTGCAGAAATGTTTCGATATATTGAACCCGCCCTTTCATGTACTAGGTAAAGACGTTATCGCTTCTCCTAAGCTTGACGGTGCTGCTGTGTCTCTAGTTTACATTAACGGAGAATTTACTCAAGCTCTTACGCGTGGCGATGGTATCTTTGGTAGAGATGTTACAGATAAGATGGCTTTGCGAGTACCTGCACAAATACTAGAAAGTGGCGTAGTACAGATCACTGGCGAGCTAGTAGCTCCTGATAATATTGAAAACTCTCGTAACTACGCTGCGGGGTCACTGAACCTCAAGTGTACTAAAGAGTTTGATAGCAGGTCTACTTACTTTTACGCCTACGGGCTACAGTGTGATAACGGTTTAGTAAGCTGGGCAGAAGATATGGATCGGTTAGCCCTTCAAGGCTTCAACACTGTACATACTCATATGACAGCAGGCTTTCCGCAAGATGGTATTGTCTACCGTATCAATGATAACTACTTATTTGCCTCTCTAGGCTATACTGCCAAGCATCCTCATGGAGCGTTCGCTCTTAAGGAAAAGCAGGTGGGTGTAGTTACAAAACTACTAGATGTTGTCTGGCAAGTAGGTAAATCAGGTATTATTAGTCCAGTTGCAATACTAGAGCCAGTATTGGTAGGAGATGCTACTGTGTCAAGAGCCACTCTTCATAATATAGACTATATTAGAGAGTTGGACTTAGAGATTGGATGTGACGTAGAAATTATTCGCTCTGGGGAGATCATTCCCAGAGTCGTCAGACGCGTATGACCCATAAAAAAATAACTCTTGACTTTATCTTAAACTTACGATATAATATCTTTTCAAAATTAAGGAATCATCTATGACATATATCGAACCACCTACAAGTTGCCCATCGTGTAACTCTGTTATCGTTGTCATAAATAATCTTTTGTTTTGCAAAAACACATCTTGCGGTACAAAAATTCACAAAAAGCTAGAACACTTTGCAAAGACCCTCAAGATCAAAGGGCTCGGACCAAAAGCTATCGAGAAATTAGGGGTCACAACTTCACAAGAGTTGTACTTGCTGACTAAAGATGACTTAGTGTCTATCCTAGAATCTGAGAAGATTGGTGTGAAGCTTTTCGCTGAAATACAAGTATCAAAGAATGTGCCAATGAATGTAGTACTTCCTGCACTTAGTATCCCTTTGATCGGCAACACAGCAGCTAAAAAATTAGCAACTGTGTGCGATACAATACACGATATTAATGTAGATAATTGTGATGCTGCGGGCTTAGGCCCAAAAGCCACAGACAACCTACTTTCATACCTGAGTGAGAATGGCATTGCGCTACTAGATCATCCATTCTCTTTCAAGTTCGAGAAACCACAAGTCGTACTAGCCCAGAAAGGAGTAGTATGTATCTCAGGCAAGTTAAAATCTTATAAAACTAAAGCTGAAGCCTCAGAGATACTACAACAGAACGGTTACGCGATTAAGGCTTCTTTGACACGAGACGTTACCATTCTAGTTAATGAGAGTGGTATAGAGTCTCAAAAAACACAAAAAGCCAGAGACGCTGGCGTACAAATTATAACTAACCTACAACAATTCTTGGAGAATTAAAAATGGCACTTCCTAAGTGGACAGACGAGCGTACAGCTCAATTAACAGCATTCATCGGTGACGAGTCACCTGTATCACAATCTACTGTTGCAGAAGCAGCAGATCAGTTAGAGACTAGCCCACGCTCAGTTTCTAGCAAACTTCGCAAGATGGGTTTCGACGTAGAACTAGCTTCTGCATCAGCCACTCGTGCGTTCTCAGAAGCTCAAGAAGCAACTCTTTTAGCTTTTGTTACAGATAACAGCGGTGATTACACTTACGCTGATATCGCGGGTCATTTCGAAGATGGCGCGTACTCACCTAAATCAATCCAAGGCAAGATCTTGTCTATGGAATTGACTGGTCACGTTAAACCTGCTCCTAAAGTAGAGTCTGTAAAGACTTATACTGATGCGGAAGAAGTTGTTTTCGTTGATCTAGTAAATGGTGGTTCTTTCGTTGAAGAAATCGCAGAAGCCTTAGGCAAATCTGTAAACAGTGTTCGTGGTAAAGCTCTTAGCTTATTACGTGCTGAATTGATTACTGCAATTCCTAAGCAAAAAGAAACTAAAGGTTCTACGAAAGCAGATCCTTTTGCAGACCTTAATGACATCGACGGTATGACTGTTGAGCAAATCGCTGATGCGATTGGTAAAACTGCACGTGGTGTTAAAACTATGCTTACTCGCCGTGGCTTGGTCGCTTCTGACTACGATGGCGCTTCAAAGAAAGAAAAAGCAACTGCTTAATAAGTAGTTGTTAAACTATAAGCCTCTGGGCCAGTTCCAGGGGCTTTTTTAGAATGTCAAATCGGGAGAATTTTGATTGAATATTGCTAGTGCTCTTATAAAGCAAGTGCTTGAGCTACAGGACTTCGAGACCTGGACTAGCTGTCGCAAGAATTATCTACCAACGGAGTATCATTCTCTGTATGGAATCATAGATCATCATTGTGAAAAATATCACAAAATGCCTACATTTGACGACCTCAAGTTTGAAATCCGCGATAGCGGGGTTCGAGAGAAGTTGTATGCAATTGAAGCCGTTGAGGTGGATGCAGATGCCTTCATGCTTTTGGAGTATCTCAAGAATGAGTACGCTCAGAAAGAGATCTTGAACTCACTTGAGGACTATATTGAGAATTCTGTAGCTTTTGAAGATGCAGAAGAATCAGTAAATCATCTCCATCAGATCGTACTAGATGTCGAAAATAAAGTAGACCTAGAACGACCACAAGATAGTATGCAACGTATTACCTTGTTTGAAGATGATGAAGATATTGGTAATTATCTACCCCTCGGCCTTAATACTGAATACGATCATGAGATCAAGTTCTCCCCACGGGATCTAATCCTAGTGGGTGGTAAACGAGGGGCAGGTAAGTCCATTATCTGTTCTAATGTCGCGAATAATGTATTCAATTCAGGAAAGACTGCTATTTATTTCACTATTGAGATGGATAGCAGATCTATTCTGCAAAGATGCTGCTCTATCGCTACGGAGATACCTTTCGCTCGCTTACGTACTAAGAATCTTAGTATGCCTGAGTGGGAGAAAGTAGCTTCATGGTGGGCAGCTCGTTTTGAGAAAGGACAGGAACGTTTGAAAGAGTATAGAGAAAATCGTGATTTTGATAGGTTTCATCATGAACTTACTACCACCTGTGAGCTCCTCCCGACTCAACAGCTGGATGTAGTCTATGATCCCTCTCTAACACTGTCTAAGATCAGAGCAGAACTTGATAAGAAGGTTAAAACTCTAGACGTAGGTGTGGTGATTGTCGATTATATCAACCAAGTAAAGCGTTCCAATCTACCCTCACGTGGCGGTCAATATGATTGGACGGAGCAAATCGAAGTTAGTAAAGCCTTGAAAGCTATGGCACAAGAATTTGAAGTACCAGTATTCTCACCTTACCAAACTGATGCAAGTGGCGAAGCCCGTTTTGCAAAAGGTATCCTAGATGCGGCAGATGCGGCGTATTCGATAGAAACTTGGGAGCAGGAAGATAACTGTATGACATTGAACTGTGTGAAGATGCGCTCCGCATCCATGAAGTCCTTTTCGTCTAAAATGTGCTGGGAGACCTTGAAGATAGGTCCTGAGTCCACTCTTACGCCTAACGAGAAAGCGGATGCTGAAAATCGTTCAGACGAACCCATAGACGACATCTAACAAAATAGTTCTTGACATTTGCTTTATAATTTGATATAATATCTTTCTTAAATGAGAGGAGTATAATCATGATAGTAAGCGGAAGTATTAATTACACTACATCTGGTCC